TTACAGAACTTGATTCACATAATGCAGTAGAAAAAAAAGGTTTACAACTTGGCGTTATTGCTCAAGAATTACAACAAGTTTTACCTGACTGCGTTAAAACAGAATCAACAGGCGTAATGTCTGTAAACCAAGACAACATTACATGGCATTTAATTAATGCTATTAAAGACCTTAAAACATTAAACGATACATTAATAGCCCGCATTACGGTTTTGGAGAATAAATAATGACTACATTTATATTTAAAGAAAATACACCAACACAACATTATCAAGCCGCATTTGATAGCGTAAATCTTATAAATGCTGGAAAACAAGAAAACATGACAGATGCAGAATGGGTAGATTGCCTTGCTAGAAACAAAGAACATTTACGCATTATGTTAGCCAAAGACTTCTGGACAACAGAAGATTTAGAGCCATTACGGGCGGCAAGTGCATGAACTATGTCTGGAAAATTCTAGACATTTACGCTGATGATGAAAAAATCACTTCTGCTAGGTACTATTGTTCTGTTGACAATGGGCAAGACAAAGTAGAAACAGAAGGCAATGCTACTTTTGAAGGCGATGCAACAACACCGCTTTCAGAAGTAACAGAGCAAATGGTCGCTAAATGGGTAGAAGCCGCTTACACAGTAGATGGTGAATGTTCTATTAAGAAGCGTTTAGCAGAGCAACTGTTAAGCGTACAAAGCGCAAAGATTGAAGCACCTTGGAAACCCGTAGTTTTTACAGTTAAGTTATAAGGGCAAAAAATGACAGTCCCAATAGACATTATTAGCAGAGCCTTGAAGGACATTGGGGCATTAGAAGCGGGTGAAACGCCAACGCCAGATGCCGCCATAGACGCATTTGATATGCTGAACGACCTTATTGACCAATGGTCAAACGAGGACATGATGGTTTTCAATGTGACAGAGATTATTTTCCCTGTCATATCGGGGCAGACTCAGTACACGATTGGTCCCGTTGCATCGACCGCTAACTTCATTGGCGCGGCTTTTACAGGCTCAATTTCTGGCAATATTCTTACTGTTACAGGCATTACTTCTGGTGCAGTAGCACAAGGTCAAACCTTGAGCGGCACAGGCATCACAACAGGCACAAGAATCGTTGACTTTTTAACGGGTGCTGGTGGCAACATTAACGAAGTCGGCACTTATAAACTAAACATTAGTCAAACAGTATCGTCAACTGCGATAACTGCTTACTACGAAAAACCATTGCAAATTAACTCTGCGTTTGTGCGTATTAATACCAATTCCAATGGTATGCCCATTATCAATGGTGGTTTGGATTATCCTGTATCGGTTTTGGCGTTGCAAGACTACGAAATGATTGGCTTAAAGACGCTTAGTGGTCCTTGGCCGAAAGCGATTTACTTTAATGCTGGCGCGGATACGGGCAATTTGTTTGTGTGGCCGAACCCTTCGCAGGGCGAGATGCACTTGTTTGCCAATACCATTTTCAGCAGATATAACACTTTGACAGACACAATTAGCCTGCCACAAGGCTATGCAATGGCTCTTAGATGGTGTTTGGCAGAGCGTTTGATGCCAATGTACGGCAAGGCTAGTCAAGTGCAAATAGCAATGATTAGCGGGTATGCGGCACAAGCCAAGGCTACGATTAAACGCAACAATATGTCACCGCTACAAGTAGCAAGATACCCAGACGCTTTGATGAATACCCGTTCTAAAGACGCTGGTTGGATTCTTACTGGAGGGTTTGTTTAAATGGACTTTGGACTTGTCGGTCCTTCTTATGCCGCGCCATCAATTTATCAGGATGACCAAGAGTGTATTAATTTCTTTCCAGAAGTTGACCCTCTAAAGCAGGCTGGTGAGCGTGGCGTATTTGCGCTATACCCAACGCCTGGTCTTACTTTAAAAGCCTTATTGCCAAACCTACAAGAAGTGCGCGGTTTGCGTACTGTTTCAGGTGGCGCACAGATGGTCGCTGTTTGTGGTCCCTATGTATATGCGCTGACTGCTAACTTAGTTCCATCTGTTGTTGGAATCCTAAATTCAAGTTCTGGTCGTGTTTCGATTACTGATAACGGCATAAATACTTATATCGTAGACGGGGCTTATCGTTACACATGGCGCATTTCATCGCCTGCTAACGCGGTGTTTACAGGCTCGACTTCTGGCACGACTCTTACTGTTACTTCAATGTCAAGCGGAACTATTGCTATTGGGCAATCGTTGTACGGCATAGGAATTACCGCAGAAACAGTTATAACGGCTTTAGGAAGCGGTTCTGGCGGTGTGGGTACATACACTATCAATTTATCGCAAACAGTCACCAGTAGCGTTTTAAACTCGACTGCGGTGGGCGCAAGGTTTACAGCCACAATCGCAGGCACGACAATGACTGTTAGTGCTGTTGCTACTGGCATTTTGTATCTTGGGCAAACAGTCCAAGGGGCTGGCGTGACTGCAAATAGCGTTATTACCGCATTGGGTACGGGTACGGGTGGCGTGGGTACTTATACATTAAGCGTTGCAAGCACAGTAGCAACTGGCGTGACAATGTACGCTATCAACTTTTCTGTTTTGCCCTCGACAGACGGGGCATTTTCTGGTGGCAATACTTGCGACATAGTTGATAACTACTTTGTTTATGACCGCCCAAATTCACAGCAATGGGGCGCATCTAACTTACTTTCGCCTATTTCTGCAAATACTTCGTATTCATCTAAAGATGGTGCGCCAGATAATTTAGTGGCTCTTATTGTTGACCACCGCGAAGTTTATTTAATGGGTGAGGCTTCGTCAGAAGTGTGGGTCGATGTGGGTGCTGTGCCGTTTCCATTTCAAAGAATTCCAGGCACTTCTACCCAACACGGGGTTGCATCTAAGTTTTCGCTTGCAAGATTAGGCAATTCGTTTGCTTATGTATCACGCAACAATCGTGGTCAAGCGCAAATTATGCAAATGAACGGCTATATGCCGACTCGCATTTCTAACCACGCTGTCGAAAACACAATAACAAACAAATACATTGATGACGCTATTTCATGGACTTATCAACTTGAAGGGCATGAAGTCTATGTCGTTACATTTCCTACGCTAGATTTGACTTGGGCGTATGACTCAACAACAGCGATGTGGCATAAGTGGCTTTACACCAATTTTGACGGCTCTTATTCGCGTCACAGGGGTAATTGCTGTGCAGTCTTTCAAGGCATGGTGCTTATTGGTGACTATGCAAACGGCTCAATCTATGAGTTAGACAAGTTGAATTACACCGACAACGGGCAAAATGTACGCAGATTAAGACGCGCACCGCATCTTGTTGCTGACTTGCAAAGACAGTATTTTGATGAATTGCAGATTCAGTTCCAGCCTGGGGTTGGGACTACGGGGCTTACTGTTGGCTTGACAACTAACATTTACTTAAATTCGCCTTACATCATTTACCCAGACGCAACTTTTACGATTGGCGTTTTTGATACTTATGTAATTGGCGTACAAGCGGCAGTCAACAACAACACTACAACGACTTATCCACAGGCAATGCTTAGATGGTCAAACGATGGTGGCTCTACTTGGTCAAAAGAATACTGGGTGACTATCGGACAACTGGGCAAATATAAAAATCGTGCCATTTGGCGCAGATTGGGCATGGCTAGGGATAGGGTTTTTGAGGTTTCAATAACTGACCCTGTTAACGCTGTGATTGTGTCGGCTAACCTAAAAGCGACTGCGGGGGAAAACTAATGGCTACGGGCATAGCAAACACCTCGCAACTAAATCCATATCCACAGACTGAGTTTTTGGATGCAACGACTAAACGACCAACACGGGCGTGGCAACAGTTTTTCCTAAATTTGCTCAACTTTAGTTCAGCGACAAGCGCGACTTCTGGTTCAGCGACTTTACCCGCCAACCCTGTGGGCTTTATAAATATCACTATAAATGGTGTGCCGTATAAAGTCCCCTATTACAATCAGTAAACACCAAAGGTTTATCTATGGGATTTGCCGCAAATCAACCTCAAACAAAATTTATCAACCCTGCAAATACGGGTGATTTCCCTACTTTCGAGCAGTTAGATGCCGCGCCAACTTACGCTAGTCAATTCTCTGGCGGGAAAACTTACGGGCTTACTTTTAATGTTGGCGGTAAAGAATACAGTTATGTGCCAAACAACATTGCGTATAACGGGGGCTTAACTGCTGGCGATAACACTTATTTATTGCCTTACTTTACTGACCAAAAGAATTTAGACCAATTTAGCCAAAACTCAAAAGATTTAGATTTAACTGGCACAAGTTTAGACAGTTACTTAAAAAAACAAGGCTTATCGACTACTGGCTTTCTTGTCCCGTACAACAAAGCAGTCTATGACATTAATGTAAACCCTGTGCCAACAAGTACGCTTGGCGGTGATTTATCGGGCTTACAACAGCAAAATGGACAAATTGTTTACGGCTTATCTGGTGGTCACGGGCAAAGATACTCAACGACTACGGGCGAAGTACACGACCCTTATACAGAAGAACACAGCATTTTGGGTGACTTGTTTAGTGGCAATATTGGTGGCGCGTTGCAAGGAATTGTCGACCATGCTGGTGACTTTGCAAAAATTGCGGCAACTTACTATGTAGGAAGCGCAATAGGAGACGCATTAGGTCCTGCTTTTGCAGAGGCTACGGGCGGTACACAAGTATCTGATTTTCCACCTGTGCCTACAAGTTTGCCTAGTTTTGGCGAAGGCGTACAAGTAGCAAGCACAGACCCAAATGCGGGTCTTGCATCGTTAATTCCACCAACAACGCCAGCGTCAGTAATACCAGCAGTAACGCCTGCTGTTACTGATACAACTTTGGCGGGTTTAAGCCCAGAAGTTTTAGCAAACATAACTGCGCCAGAAGTAATAGCACCCGTTGCCGCTGGAACTGCGCTATCTACTTTGGGTTCTGGTGCTACATCTGCTGTGCCTGCCGCAACCACGGGTTCAACTTTAGGACAACTTGGTTCTGGAACATTAGCAACGCCTGCTGATGTAGGTACTAATTTTGTAACGCAGGGCGCGGCAAATCCTGTGTCTACTATTGGACAAGGAACTACATTGTCTGCGCCAGCAACTGCTGGAACTGGTGCTATTGGTTCTGGTTTAGGCGGTGCGGCAACTGACTCATACGGCAACATAATTCCCGCAATAGGCGGTGCTGGCGCGGGTACTGCAACTGCGGCTATTGCTAGTGGTTTAACCCCAACTACATCTGCATCAGATTATTTATCATCTTTATTGCCTTCTACTACTGGTGGGCAAATCGCACTTACACAAGGACTTACTGGTTTAGGTTCTGCAATTCTCGGTTCAGATGCCGCCAAAAAAGCGGCAGATATTCAATCAGCGGCCGCCCAAAATGCAACAGCATTACAGGGGCAAATGTTTAACACCATTAACCAACAGCAAGCCCCTTACAGGACTGCTGGCTACAACGCGCTAAATCAATTAGGCGGTTTGGGTTCTGGCACTTATCAGATGTACGATGCCGCAGGCAATCCCACAACAATGGGAACTGGCACAGGCTATCTAACTAAACAGTTTGGTCCTGCTGACTTGCAAGCGGGTTTAGCCCCTAATTACGACTTCATGTTGCAACAAGGGCAGATGGCTAACCAAAGGGCGGCTAATGTCGCTGGCGGTGGTTTGGGCGGCAATGCTTTGCAAGGCTTGCAAAAATACACGCAAGACTACGCTGGCAACGCTTACCAGAACGCATTTAATAACTATCAAAGTCAGCGTACAGGAATCTATAACACGCTTGCTGGCATCGCTGGAATTGGTCAAACAGGACAATCCCAAACTAATACTGCGGCTTCTAACTTAGCAAATGCTCAATCTCAATTAGGCGTAGGAAGTGCCTCTGCACAAGCCGCTGGACAAATTGGTTCTGCGACTTCTTACGGCAACGCATTAAGCAATTTGGGTAGCGGTCTAACATTGGCTTCATTGTTAAATCAGCGCGGTAACGCTACTTTGCCTGTGGCATAAGGAACAAAAATGGCTACTTACGGATTTAATACAGATTTAACACCAAAGATTCAAGGCACTAACCTGTCTGACATGATAAACATGGCGCGTGGGGTGCAGGCTTATCAGCAAGCAGAAGAAACAAATCCATTGGCGGTACAAAGAGCGCAAATGGAAATTGAGCAAGCAAAAAAGTTAAATCCTTTAGCGGTAGAAAAAACACAAGAAGAAGTAGCACAGGCTAAAACATTAACTAAAAAAGGTACTTTAGGTTTATCACAAGACCAAAGCAAAATCATTAATGAAAACATTGGTTCTGTATTAAACGATAAACGATTGACAGACACAGACCCACAAAAACGCGCAACACCGCTTTTGGAAGCCAGACAGCGCGTGATTAACTCAGGCGTTGACCCTGTTATGGCAGAAATTATGTTTGCGCCAGTTATCGACAAAGCAATGCGGGACAAAAACCCAAATGCTGTTACAGATATGTTAAGCAACATTAAGAACATTCAGCAATCAGGCATTGGTGCAACTGGTCAACAAGCGTTGCAAACGCCTTCCTTGGTCACAACCCCAGGCGGTCCCGCTACATTCCAAACTGGGCAAAATGTTCTTACGCCAGCACAAATTTCTGGTCAACAACAACCCCCGCAACAGCCGCCACAAGCACCACCACAAGGTCAACCGCAAATTCAACCGCAA